CGTATTGGATGCCTTAGTGTGCGAGGTTAGGCCGGCAAATATGCCCGCTAAATCAGTGACGGCTTGTGTGCTTGTGGCAAATGTTTCATTAATTGATTCAAAAGCAGATTGTATACGCTTTGTTTCAGCCTCAACTTGTGCAACTTTTAAATCAACTGTTAATTCTAATGTTTTTATCCGCTCATTAGAAGCTATTTTTTCCATTTGCACTTCATAATCAAGAAATGCTTTTGTTGCTTTTATTGTGGCTTCTTCTGCTCTTTTTAATTCATCTTCTAATTTTTTCTGTTCATCAACAACCGCCTCTACAACTTCTTTATTTTTTACAAATATTTTATTACCATCTTCTAATGTTTTGAAATATCCATTGCTGACACGTTCAACACCATTGAGGCTATCAATAGCATCTTGAGTTAATTTTATATCCAGTTTCTGCTTTTCTGCTTTTGATAATAGCGCGTTTTCTACATCTTTAGTAGCAAGTACCAGCCTTGCTTTTGTTAAAATAGATTCTTTTTCAGATTGCTCTAAATCTATTTGAGATTTTACCGCATCAGATACTACCTTATCATAATCTATGATATTTTCTATAACATTAACTGTTGATTCAGATACTTCTTCTAAAACTTTCGGCTGTTTTTTAATTTCATCAATTAATTTTTTAGTGGCTATTTCATTTTCAGCTAATTTATCATTTAATTGAGATAATGGGCCGCCTGTTAATTTGTCTATAGCTTCAAACCATGATCCAAAGGCACCTTTAACTAATTCAGTCTCTCCGATCAATGTACCAATAGCAATCCCTGCTGAACCAGCCGCTCCGACTAATCCAGCTTTTCCTAATACTGTCAATAACTTTCCTGATGAGATGGCTGCTTTTTCAAGTGATGCAGGTAATCCACCGAGGGCTTTTAATGTCAGCAAGTCAATAGCTATACCTGTCAGTGTACCCATCACACCACTAAAGTCTGATAAAAGCCCGCTTAATACGTTTATTGATGCACCATAACCTAAGAAATTACCAAATAACTTAGCAGTGCTACCGTCTGATTCTGTTGCACTCCCTGCGAGTGCCGAAAAAGCAGATATTAACGGTTCTAATCCGCTAACAATTCCTGCTGTAACATTATTCAAAGTAGTAAAAGCATCGATAATTCCCTGCAATGCTTTTGTTAATCCTTCGGGTGTAGAGAGATCTATATCTCCAAATATACCGGCAAACTCAAAACCCAAATCTTTAAATGATTGGATTAAATCACTATAATTAATACCTTTAAACGCATCAGGTAAATTCTTTGCTATTGTATTTAAGTTCTTTTCAAACTCATCAAGTAATGGATTAATTAGATCAAATAAAGGCTTTAATCCTCCATCGTCAACAACGTTCTTAAATGATATGGCGAGATTAGTTAATCCCTTTGCTGTATTATTTGTACCATCTAAAAATTGAGTGCCAACCGCAATAGCAGCCTCATTCATAGCAACTTTAAATTTATTGGATACCTCTATCGATTTGTTTTGTGCGATTGCTAACTCTGTTAATGCAGAACCTTGGGAGTTGATAGATTGAATGGTTACTTTTAAAACAGTATCATATTCATTTAATACCGTAGACATTCTGGCAAATTGCTCTTTACCAAATAACAATTGCCCGTAATTCGCTTGTTGAGAAGTAGTTAAATCCCCCCACTTAGCTCCTAAATCGGCTAAAATATCGCCAGATAACCTTAGCTCCCCATTCGCATCTTTTTGGGCAATGCCGAGGCTTTCTAGTGCATCAGTTACCCGTGGAGTATCACTAATTAAATTTGCAAGTCCAACTTTTAAAGCATTTGCTGCTTCTGAGCTAGATCTAAACACTTCAATAATTGGAGTGGTCAGTCCAACCATATCATCAAAGGATAACCCTGCTGTTCGAGCAACAGGAGAAAGTAATGCGGTTGCCTCTGCTAGTTGCCCCGCTGTTACTGCACTGGTGTTAGAAACTTCATTCCATGCATCCAAGAAATGTGCTGCATCATCTGCACTACCGCCAACACCTTTTAATGTAGCAATCAATAAATTACTGGCATCATCAGCACTTAATTCAGCAATTTTAACGCCTGTTAATGCTGTCTCAACTAATTTAAGTGATTCATCAATGGAAAAGCCCGCTTGTTTAAATGCGGTGACCGCGTCAGTTGTATCTTTACCCATGACACCGAACTGAAGTGATAAACTAGATATTGCATCCGTGTATTGGTTTACATCACCCTCTGAATCACCAAGCACTTTTTGCAACCCTATTTGAGCATCTTGCAGATCGCCTGCCTGGCTAGTTGAATATAAAAGTACAGCAATACCCATAGCAGTAATAGCTGCTTCAACCTTCAAAATATTGACTGATAAATCGGCTAATGGTTGAGTAGCGCTTTCTACACCACCAGCAAAGCCGCCAATAGAATTATTGATATTGGATATATCGTCTGAAACATCATCAACTCCAGAGAATATAATTTGAATTGTTTTCTTTAAATCAGCCATTACTTTTTATTCGCTCTGTTATTTTTATCATGATAATATAGCTCCCACATATAAAGCTCATCATCACATAAAAAATTACAATTAAATATATCCGGCCTTACTTGATATACATATGATCCCCTGACATCACATAAAGTAAGGATAGTTTTTATTTCGCTTTTGGCGTAGAGGCTTTTAACTTTACCCGGTCAATACTCCCCAAGCCAGTCAACTCTAAAATCTTTGTGGTTAATTGCATAAACACTATTGGAAAATGCTGCGCTAATTTAACCGATAGAGATAAATCTACTACAGGATTTATTGAACCTTGTACTAAATGCTCCATTCTTTTAGCAAGTTCTACAGGTACATTGTCATCAGTTCCTAATAATTCCTTTAACGCATTTACTTTGTCTTTGTCGGTTGCTATTGCCTCAATAACTGAGATAATATTTTTATTCTTGGATGCAGATTCTTGGGCTTTAGCCATTTCCGTGGCTGTTAATCCTTTGACTTCCCAGTTTGGATCTTCGTCTTTGTCAAACCATTGCTTCAAGTCTTTGACTTCAACTTTTGCCGTTCTTGGTGATAATTGAGATTGTTCAAACTTATTTGTATCAAACATAAATATCCTTTAAAAATGGGGCTACTACACCCCATAAATGTTAAGCTTCTACTTTTTTATGCTTAGAAGATGCAGCAATTGTACATGCAGCACTGATATTGTCATCAGCTGGGTAACTGATATCTAAACCCAGGATGCCTTGGTCAAGAATATTGTTTCCTTTAAATCTATCTGGGTGAAATCTAAACCATAAATTCTCACCTTCAAGTTTGACTAAAGCATCACTGATACCATCTTTTAAGAAAGCGGTAAATGTTCCGGCCCCAAGTGATTTAGTTGATGCACCCAAAGTTTTATTATAAATCTGGGTACTTGATAAAGAGTAACTATCCTGACTCGGTTTAAAGTCTGTACCTTCTGAAAGCTCACTGAAAATAGGAGTAGCATAAGAAGCATAAATCTTTTTAGGTACGCCAGCGGTATGAATTAAAGATAAAGCCGAATCAAATACAACATTTCCATTTGCAGAATCGTCGCTAAATAACGGTGCGTCATAACGCTCTTTATGTAATCCGGTTACTGAAAAAATCTCACTGGCAGTAATTGCTCCAGCGGTATTTGTAGTAGTTCTTACTTGTGCAATTTCAATTGATGTAATTGGAATATATGGAGGCCCGCCTGCTACGTCACGAGTTTCACTGAATGAAGTATCAGTACTATCAGCACCTTTAACGACAGCTATTGCGCCAGAGCTATTAACAGTAATTGAAGTAATGCTGGCAACATCTGTAGCCGCTCTTGTGATTTCAACATCTGTATCTGCTGTAACTGTAGTTAAAATCCCAACCAAATAACATGTTAATGATGCAGTGTCGACAAAGTTATTAGTTGTGCTAACAGCGGGTATGACCGCTCCGCCTGTTGCTAATCCGTTGGGCCTAACATCTGGCTCACTACCTGACACACCTGAAAATAAGCTTGATTCTATTTTACCGTTCTCACTAGTTGGCATTTTCTTCTCCTAAAAATAATGAGTCATTAAAAATCTAAGTGGGGTGACTCATTAGCCACTTAGGAAAATATTAATCAATTAAAGTATATGGATCGCCTTTCTTGACTTTGTAATTAACTTGTAAACTTAATACAGCTCCACAATATGGTGATTTATTATTTTCGCCCATTACTGGTGTTGCACTATTTATAATTAATTGTTCAACCAGCCCGCCCAGGGCAGTACTCACATCGTCAGTAACTGTTGGGGCAGATGTATCTCTGTGTAAAGCAACCTCTAAATCACTTGCTAACAATTGAGATAAATCATTAAAATTTGAATCTCTTGTCATTGTGTAGCATTCAACTACTACGTTTACTGATCTAAAATCTAAACCGTATTTAAATTCACGTAATTCATTGACACCCGAATAAAAAGTAATAGCAGGCATATCGCTATTTTTTAACGGGGTTAATCTTGCCCGTTCTAGTTTTTCAATATCCAGAAAATAACCATTAGCAACGGATATGTTCCCTAACCGCAATTCAATTTCATCTAATATTTGTGTGACTACGGGTATCCCCATTATTCCAATCCATCCAATAAAACTTTGTTTAAATTACTTAATAAAGTGGGTACTTCATCAGTTGCCGTTTTTACAAATTCTAATCTTGCTGGGATATCTACGCTTTTTACCAGCCAAAACATAGGCGTTCCATCTTTACTCATGACCATAAAAGGAGCCTTGCCTGATCTTTTTCTGCGAATGTACCCGCCATTTTGAAAAACACTTCTGGCATTTTCTCGCATTACTCCAGCGGCTGTTTTATTAAATGAACTTGGAATGTTCAAGTAAGGCCCGCCACTTAATCCCGTGTAAGCATTTTTAGCATTTATAGTTCCGCCTGTTTCATGTATTGGCGCGTAAGTAGAATCTGTATATAATGTGGTGTACAAATCTTTTAATTCATTTTTTAGCTTTGTTTGGTAGTGAAAACTCTTAGCCAGTAATCCAGTTCTTGAATACATTGGCCCATCTTTTAATCTGTTTGTTACTGTCTTTTTTATTTTAAAAGCACTTTTTTGTATAGCTTTTCTTGCATTAATTGTCATTTCTTCATTCATTTTTGACAATAATGTTTTTACTTCTTCATCCCCATCAACTGATACTGTTATAGTCATCAGAACCCACTCTTTTTAGGATGCACATAAGAAGAAATCAATCTTTTTACTTCTTTTAACAAAACAAATCCTGGACTTGTTGTTGTGCCGCCAGCATTACTAAAGTTAGTAGTGGCTAAATTGTTCTTTTGCTGATATTCATAGACTGTTTGTGAAAGCTCTGCCCTATAAATAGCCTCTGGTATTTCTTTAAATCCGCCTTTTACGACTACACTGTAAGATCCAGTTTGGGCAAGTAATAATTTCAACCCATAATTATCTAGGGTGTAATTTGTAAATAATTCGCCCTCAATAGTCACCGAAGTGATCGAGCTAACAGGCAATGTTTCCAAATCTAAAAACTTAGTAGAGCTTGAAAAAATACCTGTTTCAGTTACTTTTTCAATTTCATTAAGTGAACGCCCGCAAAAACTTTCTAATGCCGCATGAACATTATCTGCAATTACTTGTAGATCTGGGTAATCGCTAAAGCTAGATTTTTCCAGTTCTAACATTTTTTTTACATCAGAAAAGTTTAATATGGTAGACATTATTTACCCGTTGCTTTTTTAGTAGTTCTAACTGGCTTTTCTTCTATAAGTTTTACAGAATTACCTAAAATCTTTACAGCTTCAATAGAAAGATCAGCCTCATCACCTTTTTTAAGAGATAAAACACTGACACCATCAGTGCTACATCTGCAATCTTTTAAAACTTTATACATAGTAATTTTCCTTTTAAATTCCCCACCTATAGAAGCGTGGGGAGATTATATTAAGCAGGCATTACAGTTCTAAGTGGCCCAACTAAACTAGTCACACCAAATAAAACATTCGCCACAGTGACAATACACTTAACACGACTATAACGTCCACGGGGGTTACTTACATTAATCTGTGATACGCCCGTTGCAGTAATCTGTGTAGCCGCCCAGTCATTCCCTGGGGTATCCGTATCATCGACCCATGTAGACAAATCATTACTGTATTGCAATGAAACATCTAATAGCCCGCCTGATGCCACAACACGGACATCTACAGCAAAAAAGCCAGTCACACACTTTGAATGATCAATTGCAGCACTGTAAACAGTACTTGCAGCGGTATCAACAGCAGCACGACCGACGGCTAATGTATAACTTGAACCTATATCTCTTTTCATTTTGAAATTCCTTTTATAAAAATTGAATGATGGGATTTTCACCCATCAAAAATTAATTAAGAAGCACCAACTTTAATGCACTGGAACGCTTCATCAAGCACGACTTGACCACCGACACGCTTTTTGATAATAAATCCAGTTTGATCATATTCAGCATAACGCTCAGATAAACGCTGAACTGATATACCTGATCTATCACGAATCTTATAGCCGCGTCTGAAATCACCAACAACAACAGGAAATAAACCGTCTGTAGTATGCGATGGCATTCCCTCAGGATTAACAACTGGCTTACCAAGTAATGTAGCTGGAGCGCCTGCTTGAACTGGTGGCTGCCACAAATACTGACCAGTAGTATCTTTAGAGTTTCTATAAACACCCTCAGTAGTGCTATTCATAGCCCATGTTGCATTTCTACGATAAGTTTTCTTAAGCTTGTAAAGAGCAGTTATTAAAGCAGTAATACCATCGGGGACACTGTCAGATGCATCAATTAAGCCGTTAGCAATGCCCGAGATTGTGAAATTAGCCTGA